AACTTAGGTGGAACAAGATTCAGTAAGTTCAATAACATGTGGAAAGGTGTTGTTGCTTGTGACTGGGAAAAGGTTGCAGTTGAAATGGAAGATTCTAAATGGTTCGGACAAGTTGGAAGAAGGTCAGTAGAACTCCAACAAATGGTTCGAAACTGTGACTAGAGAAATCCTTGCAGTAAAATTAATCGGTGGTGAGGTTGTCATTGGATATGTCACTAAGAACCGATGGAAAAAGGAAATAGTTATACAAGAGGCACAAGAGTGTCTCATTACGTATGCTGAAGGTAGAGCAGAGGTAGAACTCGCACCTTGGAATCCATATGCTATGGACTATACGTTTAAGGTACCATTACATGCTGTAGTTACTACATTCAAAGTGAGACCAAATTTAGAAATTAACTACAAGAAAAGTACAGGTAATATTAAGGAAAAATAATGGCAGATTTATTAAGAGCATTAGAAAAGAAACTAGAGGGTGATGTTGCAGTTCACACTGCAAACGCTATGGTATACCAAACAAACCCAACAGGGATTGGCGAACACCCCGACATCGTTCAAGCATTGGAAATGGAAGTTGAAAAACTTGCTGATGCACAGGACAAACTCAAATCGGTAAAAGAACTTCTACACCCATCTAAAAAGACCCTTGTAGAATAGACACCTTTCTGTTATAATAACCATATGGATTATTATACAAACGTATGTCGTACACGTGACAAGATTCTCGTTCGAGGATATCAAGGTAACAAACAAGTCAAGCACAAGATTGACTACAGACCCAAACACTACATTCCATCTAAGAAAGGCGAGACACCGTTTCGTTCACTAGATGACAGACCACTTGAAGTTGTAGAACTCAACTCAATGGGTGGTGCAAGAAAGTTCCGTGAGAAATATGATGGGACTGCTGGATTTGAAATCCATGGATATGACAGATATATCTATACATATATCGCAGAGAAATTCCATGGAGACATAGAGTTCGATTCAAAGAACATCAAAGCAGCGGTACTTGATATTGAGTGTGAGTGTGAAGATGGATTCCCCGACCCAAGATATGCCCAAGAAAAGATAAACGCAATTACAATCAAACCGATTGGTAAACCAGCACATGTATTCGGAATAGGTGACTGGAATCACGGTAAAGATTATGTGTATTATCCTTGTAGAGATGAAGCACATCTCATGACTGAGTTCATGAAGTATTGGAGAACGGAAAACTTTGATATCATCACAGGTTGGAATGTAAACTCATTCGATATTACATACATTTGCAACAGAGTTGATAGACTCTTCGGCGAAGGAGAACACAAGAAGTTATCTCCATGGGGTATGAGTGATGTGAGAGAGTTCACCACCATGGGTTATCAAAAACAAATGATTTTTACACTCTATGGTGTTAATGTTCTTGACTATCTCGAACTATATCGTAAACACACATTCGTCAATCAAGCATCATACAAACTAGACCACATTGCTGAGGTAGAACTAGGTAAGAAGAAACTAGACTATTCAGAACATGGGTCATTACATACACTATACAAACAGGACTATCCAAAGTTCTTGGAGTATAATGTGATGGACGTTCTTCTCGTTGAAGAACTGGATGACAAACTTGGATTCATCGAACTTACAGAGACGATGGCATACAATGCTAAGTGTAATTATGCAGATGTATTTGGTATGGTTAAGTATTGGGAAACAATCATATACAACTTCTTAAAAGAACAGAAGATACAAACACCACCACAACAATTAAGAAGAACTGGTGACAAAATCAAACCTATCGCTGGTGCATATGTAAAAGAACCACAGGTTGGTGGTCACAATTGGGTCATGTCTTTTGATTTAAATTCACTATATCCTCACTTGATTATGCAGTTTAACATCTCACCCGAAAAGATGGTGAATGGTATGAGACAGGATGTCAACGTGGATAAAATGTTAAACAAAGAGTGTAACCTAAATGAAGTGTATAGATTGGGACACACTGTTACGCCAAACGGAGTAATGTTTAAGAGAGACAAACAAGGATTCCTTCCCGAACTTATGGAAAAGTTCTATGATGAACGTAAGGCATGGAAGAAGAAGATGATTGGGTATCAGAAAGAACTTGAAACTGTTTCTGATAATGTACAACGTAAAGAATTAGAAACAAAAATCAAACATGCATACAACAATCAACAGGTCAGAAAGATTGCACTCAACTCTGCTTATGGTGCTCTTGCTAATCAATATTTTGCATTCTTTTCTATCGACCTCGCAGAGGCGATTACTATGTCGGGTCAGTTGGTCATCAAGTGGGCAGAGAAAACCATCAATGATTATCTAAACGAAGTCTTAAAGACTAAAAAAGATTATGTTATCGCAATGGATACAGACTCAGTCTATATCACAATGGATGCATTGGTACAACAAGTACTACCCGATGCATCTAAAGAAGAGGTTGTTGATTTTTTATGTAAAGCGGAAGTTCAACTAGAGAATATCCTAGAAAAAGGATTCATTGACTTTGCAAAATACACGAATGCATTCCAACAGAAGATGGAGATGGGACGTGAGGCGATTGCAGACAGAGGTATATGGACTGCTAAGAAACGCTACATACTTAACGTACATGACATGGAAGGTGTGAGGTTTGCCAAACCTAAACTTAAACTCATGGGTATTGAGACTGCAAAGTCCAGTACACCACAATGGGTAAGAACACGTCTTGAAGAGGCGATTAAGATTGTCATGCAAGGTGATGAGGAACAATTATGGGATTACGTAGAAACTGCACGTAAAGAATTCAGAGAGTTACCACCCGAGAAAGTATCATTCCCTAGAGGTTGTAACAACCTTGGTCAATATAGTAACATGAACACCATCTACACTAAGGGAACACCAATACATGTCCGTGGTGCTTTACTATTCAATCACCACCTAAAGAACAAGAATTTAGATAGACGCTACGAGACAATCAAGGAAGGTGACAAGATTCTTTTCTCATATCTTACACTACCAAATGTGTTCAATGAGAATGTGATATCTTATGTTGGTACACTTCCAAAAGAGTTTGACTTACACAGATTCATAGACTATGACATGCAGTTCAACAAATCATTCTTAGAACCTCTAAGAAATATTGCAGAACGTATCGGATGGCATACAGAACCTGTTGCATCTTTGGATAGTTTCTTTTCATGAGAACCCATATCATAACAATAATGGACTTGTACGAGAGTGTGGAGTCTGCTATTACGTGTGCAAACACATGTGCATTGCATGGTGTCACTGCACAACTCTTTCCTGCTACAACGCCAGACGATGACCCACATGAAATTATTGAAAGAATACTTGGAAGAAAGATAAGCACAAATATTTTACAAATGGAACCAAGACCCGAAAGAGTGTTATCATGTCTTGCATCTCAAATGAGATTGTGGAATTCGTGTGTTGAAGTCGATGATGATTTTCTAATACTAGAACACGATGCAAGAATGATTACACCCTTGCCTGATATAGAAGTGGATGGGGTTATCAGTCTTGGTAAACCATCTTGGAACAAAGAATTGGGAGACAGTATAGAGTGGGAAGATGGACTGAACGTCATGACAGATACGAACAGACCATTCCTTGGTAACCATGCAATCATGATGAGTCCTACAGGTGCAAAACAAATACTAGATAGAATGAGAAACCCCGAATTTAGGTGGTTGCATCCAGCAGATATGATGATGACACCTTCTATGATGGGAGAAGGATTGTTGAAAGAGTATTATCCATTCCCATTTGATGTAGAGGAGACATTTACAACTGTACAGAGTGGTAGAAGTATTAATGTTAAAAATTTCGTGCCAGTAGATTATAAGGTGTTATGAAAAACTTTTTAAAGACATTTGTAATCACACTCAAGAACAATATACGTTCTATCGAATCTTCTAATAGAACTATATACAGTGCATTGGAACATGGAATGGTAGATGTACAAAAGTTTACTGCAACGGAACCATCCGATTGGAAAATAGTATTGAGTAATGGAAACAATAACACATTCAATGAGTATCCAAATCCCGATGCTGTTGGTGCTTGTTTTGCATCCCACTATAGATTATGGAAACATTGTGTTTGTCTCAACGAACCTATTCTTGTTTTAGAACACGATGCTTTATTTGTGGATGCACTTCCTTCATTATCTCAAGAAGAATGGGAGTGTATTACTTTCGGTAGACCATCATATATTAAGATGTCAGAAGTCGACCATACTAGTATACCACAGAACGGGCTGAGTGAACTGAAAACTCCACATATGCTCGGACACCATGCATATGCATTAACACCCAAGTCTGCTAAAGAATTTATAAGAGATGTAAAGAGTGGGGAGAGACCACTAGAACCAAATGATTTGTGGATGACTAAAGAACACTACCCACACTTACTAGAGTATTATCCATTCCCTATCGTAGCAGACACAGAGTTCAGTACAGTACAGGGTGTCCCAATAAATGAAAGATTAATCTCAGAGTATAACAAACAACCGACCATGGAACAATTTAGATTTATAAAGAAATATTATCCACAGTGTCTTGACCGTCAATCTTTAGAATTTATAAAACCATAAATATGAACATGTATCAATATAATGTAAAAATTTCTAAAGTGGTGGACGGAGATACGGTAGACGTGGACATCGATTTAGGGTTCAGTACTGTTCTAAAAAAACAGAGGGTTCGCTTGATGGGTATAGACACCCCCGAGTCTAGAACAAGAGATTTAGTAGAAAAAAAATTCGGAAAAGCTGCAAAGGCACATCTGAAGAGTATATTAGATGCAAAACAAATTACCTTAGTGTCACACGACAAAGGTAAGTTTGGAAGAATCCTTGGGGAATTATTTGTTGATGGCGAAACAGTATCTGCAAATCAAAGAATGATTAACGACCACCATGCAGTTCCATATACAGGGGATAATAAAGACCTAGTAGAAGAGATGCATCTCAATAATCGAAAGGTTTTATTGGAGAACGGCACTGTTGAATTATGACAATATTAATAATGGACATAATATACATAGTCGCAATTAGTGGAATAGTTGGCACTCTGTATATGATTGAGGCACAAATCAAATCAATCAAAGTCATGATGGAAGAACACATCAAGTTCGATGAAAGAAAAGCCATGCAATGCGAACTCGAAAAAAAGAATTCCAAAAACTCAAAAAAAACCACTTGACCTAAACTCACTTCCGTTCTATAATGGTTATACATTATGAGAGGTGTATAAATTATGAGTTTTTTAAAAGATTTAGTAAAAGCATCGGGTAACGAATATGCAAATATCGTTGCAGACGGTGTTGCAGCTGGAGATGTAGATTCCTTTGTTGACACAGGGAGTTATATCTTCAATGCACTATTAAGTGGTTCACTATACGGTGGACTTCCTTCAAACAAGATTACGGCAATCGCTGGTGAATCCGCAACTGGTAAAACATTCTTTGCATTAGGAATGGTCAAACAGTTTTTGGAAGATAACAAAGATGCCGCTGTAATCTACTTCGAATCTGAATCCGCAATATCAAGAGATATGATTGAGGACAGAGGTATCGACTCTAACAGAGTTGTTATCGTACCTGTTGTCACAGTGCAAGAATTCAGAAACCAAGCAATCAGTATACTTGATAAGTATGCAGAGACCCCCGCCGACAAACGTCCACCAATGATGTTTTGTTTAGATTCACTTGGTATGTTATCAACAACCAAAGAAATCGAAGACACTGCAGATGGTAAAGAGACTAAAGACATGACTCGTGCCCAAATTACTAAGGGTGCATTTAGAGTCTTGACACTTAAACTTGGACGTGTAGGAGTTCCTATGATTGTTACTAATCACACATATGATGTGATTGGTTCTATGTTCCCACAGAAAGAAATGGGTGGTGGTAGTGGTCTTAAATATGCCGCTTCATCAATCATCTATCTTTCAAAACGTAAAGAAAAAGAAGGTACCGAAATCATTGGTAATATCATTCACTGTAAGAACGCTAAGTCAAGATTGACTGTAGAGAACAAAGTGGTGGATGTGAGATTATCATATGACAAGGGACTGGACAGGTACTATGGTCTTTTAGACATGGCACTTGCAAGTGGTGTTTTTGAGAAATCATCTACTAGAGTTAAGTTACCAAATGGTAAGACTGAGTTCGGTAAGACAATAAACAATAACCCCGAAAAATACTTCACACCCGATGTGATGGAACGATTAGAACAGGTAGCAAATGGACTCTTTAAATATGGACAAAACGAGATTAGAAACAACGATTCTGAAGAATCTGATACTCAGTGATGAATATTCACGGAAGGTGCTTCCTTTTGTAAAGGACGAGTACTTCTCGGAACCCGATGAACAAGTTGTATATAAAGAAGTAGTTTCCTACTTTGAAAAATACAACAAATCTCCAACGGTTGAAGCACTTCTCATCAATCTAGACAACAACACATCTCTATCAGATGGTGTGTTGAAACAGTCTAAATCAATCGTAAAAGATTTTACATCTTCAGACACATCCGCCATTGAGTGGTTAGTAGACGAAACGGAGAAATGGTGCAAGGATAGAGCAATCTATATTGCAGTCATGAACTCTATTGATGTATTGGATGAAAAGAATCAACGGTCACGAGGAGAAATACCCGAGTTACTTAAGGATGCACTTTCCGTGTCTTTTGACACAAATATTGGTCACGACCAAATTGAAGATTCAGATGCTCGTTTTGAATTCTACCATACGGAAGAAGAGAAGATTCCGTTTGACTTAGAATACTTCAACAAGATTACCAAAGGTGGTCTTCCCAACAAGACACTTAACATTTGTCTTGCTGGTACTGGTGTCGGTAAGTCATTGTTCATGTGTCATATGGCCGCTGCTGGTCTTATGATGAACAAGAATGTATTATACATTACACTTGAGATGTCGGAAGAAAGGATTGCAGAAAGAATCGATGCAAATGTCATGAACATACCCATGAAAGATTTGCCCGATTTATCTAAGAAAATGTTTGATAAGAAGGTGGACAAAGTAAGAAGTAAAACTCAAGGGAAATTAATCATCAAAGAATATCCTACTGC